CGTGAGTGGTGTTCGTCTCCCAAAATGTGGAGGGCTCGCGGCCAGTGGCGAAGGACCAAATCATGACCGCCATGATTTTCCAGCTCCAATGGTTGTCCCATGACGTGGCGGATTGCCCTGTTCCACCACCCCGGCGTTTTCCGACAGTGTGGCCTGTGAGCAAGTCAACAAGGGTTGCGTTCTGCATCTGGTAGTAACGCGCCCGTTGGATTTTGGGGCCTGTGGGGTTCCCACCTTTGCGGGCGCCTTTCTCCTGGAGGCGCGCCAGGCCTTCGTAGATCAAAGGGGGGTTGAATGAGTCGAACTGGCGGGCATCGGCCCCAAATTTGACCTTGCGACCGTTCACCCTCTCGAAGGCCTGTCCCAGATATCGAGCATTCAAGGGCATCCCCATCCCAAAGTCTGTCATGGCCCAGAGTGGTCTTTTCATCAGCTCTAACTGAGAGACTTGGGCAACAAATGAGCTCAGCAATGCCTCTGCGGTGACCATCCGTGGTTTGGTGACGACCTGACCCTTGAGGAAACAATGATACAAATGTGGGGGAAACGTTCCTTCCTCGAGGTGCTTATACGTGGCCTGGACGATGCTCTCCATCCACCCAGCCTTCTCCATTGCGGAGCGCGTCTTGTATCGCTGCATGAATGGGAGCCCGGAGCTGTACTTGTGTTTCTGCATGACATGTTTCCTGACTGTTTCAGGTGTTACCAGGCCAGGTTTGTCAAAAGCCTCTGGATACTTGGTGTAAATAGCCTCTACTGCTTGTTCGAGGAGGGCCTCTTCTTCCGCGGAGTATGGCTTGCCCTCTGCCGAGTATCGGGCCCGGAGTTCGTCCTCTGAGCCACCAGGCTGGGCGAACCATGATCCGTCCAAGCCCGGGGTGGCCCCCATCTTCTCGTACAATTGGGCTCTCGCTTCGAGGGTCGGATCAATCGTTGCAGCAAAACTTTGGAGCAGGGAGGGGTACTCGAGCTCATAGTGTGTGACTCGAGGCTTTGGTGGTAAGAAAATGCCTCGCTGATAAATATGCTCTGGATCGAGAGGCTCTTCTCCCGCAGGCCGAAATGCATTCAGCCGTTCTGCAGTCCAGGCGATTGGATCTTTCGGGTTGATGGTGGTCATCTCGGTGTTCAGCGATAGTGATAGCCAGTCTACAAAGGTCATTCGTTCAGCAAGATCTCTGTATCCAGGCGCCCAGCAATTCTTCCTTCGAGTGCCGCCAGGGTTCACTTGCTCGATTGTTTCTTCAATCAGTAGAACGACTGCTCTCATGCCAAACCGACCCAGCATGGACGTCAAGAGGTCGAGGGTAAACCCGATCCAAGTGCCAAAGAATAGGAGGATTCCGCATGTTGAATTGACGATAGCACTATAAGTCCTCGCCAACGCCTCTATGAGCGGTTCGGGCACCTTGGCCTTTCGGGCCATGTGCAATATATGGTGATATTGGTCCTTGCGTTCGTCACTCGACATGGCCTGAGCGGTGACAATCTCAGGCCTGCCACGTGCAAATGTTGTGCCTTGCGAGGCGCCTGTTGCCTGGAGTAGGGTTTCACCCGCGGCGTGGAATGCATCCCGGGCTGGGATGCCG